ATTAGCGGAACTGGAGAGCCTGAAGGCGGAATTACCTGCGGCGAAGTGGTCGGCGCAGTACCAACAAGACCCCACAGCCGAAGAACAAGCGCTGATTAAACGGGACTGGTGGCGCAAGTGGGAAGAGGACGAACCGCCAGTATGTGAGTTTCTAATTCAATCGTGGGACACGGCCTTCCTAAAAACGGAGAGGGCGGATTACTCCGCGTGTACGACGTGGGGCGTTTTTTATAGTGATGATAAGGGGCAAGAGGCACCCAATATAATCCTGCTTGATGCGTTCAAGGACAGGATGGAATTTCCAGAACTAAAGAGTGTAGCCCATAAAGCCTATAAAAAATGGGAGCCTGACGCCTGCATAGTGGAGGCTAAGGCGGCAGGTGCGCCGTTGATATTTGAGCTTAGGGCGATGGGGATTCCAGTAAGTGACTACACTCCTTCCAGAGGAAATGACAAGATTGCCAGGGTGAATGCGGTCAGTGATCTGTTTGCATCAGGAGTTGTCTGGGCACCCAGAACAAACTGGGCGGAAGAGGTCATTGAAGAGTTTGCTGCATTCCCTGTAGGCGAACATGATGACTTGGTGGATAGTAGTACGCAGGCTTTGTTGCGGTTTCGACAGGGAGGTTTCGTGCGCGTACCAAGCGATGAGGAAGAAGAGGAATTTAAAAGTCAGCGTATCGAATACTATTAGGTGATAGCATCGCGATAGCAAATCTTAGTAAGGTAATTTTCATATGGCAATAGAAAAGGCGATAGCCCAAGCGCCAAACTTCTCCAACCGTCCTGAAGGGTTCGATGAGATTGATCCCGACAAGAGCGGTAGCGTTGTCGAAGTGGCGGTGGTTAACCCTGAAGCAGTCCTCATCCAGACGGATGACGGCGGTCTTGTGATTGACTTTGAGTCGCAGGGGGAAGAGGAGGAGATATCTACAAGCCATGATGACAACCTCGCAGAGTTTTGCGATGAGGAGTGTCTTCAGCGGTTGGCCAGCACTTTGGTGGGAGAGTACGAGGCCGATAAGAACTCGCGGGCTGACTGGGAGAGAACTTATATCAAAGGGCTTGACCTTCTTGGTTTGAAGATTGAGGACCGCACTACTCCCTGGCCGGGGGCATGTGGTGTTCATCATCCAATCCTGACAGAAGCGGTGGTGCGTTTCCAATCTCAGGCGATAACAGAAGTGTTCCCAGCCAGCGGTCCCGTGAAAACCAAGATTGTGGGCACAATTACCGACGATAAAGAGAAGCAGGCAAGTCGTGTTCAGGAGTATATGAATTATCTTCTTACGGAGAAGATGTCAGAGTACCGCCCTGAAATGGAGCAGTTGCTGTTTAGCCTTCCTCTCGCCGGGTCAGCGTTTAAGAAAATCTATTTTGACCCCACCATGAACCGATGCTGCGCTCATTTTGTTCCAGCCGAAGATTTGGTTGTTTCTTATGGGGCGTCCGATCTGTTAACGGCAGAGCGGTACACTCATGTAATGCGGAGGTCTTCTAATGATATTAAAAAGTTACAGCGCGCTGGTCTGTATCTTGATGTGAAACTGGGCGAGCCGCTGGATCTCCAGAGCGATATTCAGGAGAAGTATGATGAATTGGAGGGCGATAGTCCCTCCTATGATAATGACAATCGTCATGTTCTTTATGAGATGCATGTCAATCTTGAACTGGACGGATTTGAAGACGAGGATGAAAACGGAGAGCCAACAGAGATTGCGCTCCCCTATGTCGTAACGATTGCCAGGGGGTCTAATAAGATACTGGCGATACGACGGAACTGGTACGAGGATGATCCCCTCCGCATGAAGCGGATGCATTTCGTACACTACCAATATATGCCAGGACTGGGCTTCTACGGGTTTGGTCTCATTCATCTTATTGGGGGCATTGCCAAGACGGCGACATCGCTGACGCGCCAGCTTGTTGACGCGGGTACTCTGGCTAACTTGCCGGGTGGCCTGAAGTCGAGGGGATTGAGAATCAAGGGGGACGATTCTCCTATTATGCCGGGTGAGTTCCGCGATGTAGATGTGCCGGGCGGTGCGATCAAGGACAACATCACGTTCCTTCCTTACAAGGAACCGTCGAATGTTCTGCACCAGATGTTGTCGGAGATTGTCGAGGAAGGCAGAAGGTTCGCCTCGTTAACTGATCTCAAGATTGTAGACATGAAGCAGGATGCTCCTGTCGGCACCACCCTCGCTCTGATAGAGCGTAGCATGAAGGTGATGACCGCAATACAGGCGCGGCTCCATGCCGCGATGAAGAAAGAGTTTATTCTTCTCGCGGACTTGATAAGAGATTATGCGCCAGAGGAAGGCTATTCTTACGATGTAGATAAAGACGCTGTGGTTGCGGAGGATTTCGATAAGCGGGTAGATATCATCCCGGTTTCCGATCCCAATTCCTCCACAATGAGTCAGCGTATCATGCAGTATCAGGCGGCGCTGGCATTAAGTCAGCAGGCGCCGCAGATGTATGACCTGCCTGAACTGCATCGGCAGATGCTGGACGTGTTGGGGATCAAGGACGCGGATAGAATTATTCCTTTGTCGAAAGATCATAAGCCGCGAGACCCTGTATCGGAGAATATGGATGTACTAAACGGGAAGCCCATCAAGGCTTTCCTGTCGCAGAACCACGAAGCTCATATTCAGGTTCATATGGCGGCGATCCAAGATCCGAAGATACAGCAACTGGTAAGTCAGAGCCCGATGGCCACTACGATAGCAGCGGCGATGGCGTCTCATGTTCAGGAGCATCTTGGGTTCCAGTACCGCACGGAGATAGAGAAGGAATTGGGCGTCGAGTTGCCAGCGCTAAACGAGGAGCTACCTCCAGAGATAGAGAACAAGCTGTCCCATTTGATCGCAGAGGCAGCGCAGCGGCTGTACGACAAGAATGTCGCGGAAGCCGGACAGAAGGAAATTCAGGAGCAGCAGCAAGACCCCGTTATTCAGATGCAGCAGGTCAAGTTGCAATTGCAGGCTCAAGAATTGAAACAGAAAGCAGAAGCCGACAAGATCCGTGTGGTTAGCGATATGGCGAAGGCGGAAATGCGGCAGGATACAGAGACCAAGAGGATTAATGTGCAGGCCGAAATTGACGCCATGCGTCTTGGCGTTGAAGTCGCCAAGGATCAGCAGGAGATGGGTCAGAAGAAGGATGAGATCAACAAAAAAGATACGATAGAAAGAGCCAAGATCGTTAGAGATGCAGGGAAGGCGCTAATAGACAGCGGAAAGAAAAGGGGTTAATGACTATTGGCTGAAGAACATTTATTCGAAGTTTACCAGAAGAAACTTCGGGAGCGTATGAACGAGATGGCGGATGTAGTCGCCACTGGTTCAGCCCAGAGTTTTGATGAGTATCGAAAAATGTGTGGGATCATCGAAGGTCTTGCTCTGGCGGAGCGGGAGCTTCTCGACTTGGTAGAGGCTTTAAGTAAAGGAGAGGAATAATCTTTAGGAGCCCGCGCCTCCTAAACCGCGAGCAGGGGTCCGTCAACCCCGCCAATGGCAAAAACGTGCAAGAGGAAAATTATGTCTTATGACAGTGTAGTAGAGAAAGATGTTTTGGAGGGCAAACGAACGGCGTCCCAACTCCCGTGCCCATGTGGATGGACGGTTTTAATTGCTTTGCCTGAAAAGGAAGATAAGACGGAAGGTGGCGTGTATGTTCCAGAAGAGTTAAGGGACAGAGAACATACTGCCAGCATTACAGGAATGGTCCTGAAGATGGGGCCGGATGCGTATCAAGACAAAGAGAAGTTTCCCACTGGTCCTTACTGCAAGGTAGGAGACTGGATTATGATGAAATCATATTCAGGTGATCGTTTAGTTATTCATGGTCAAGAGTTCCGGCTAATCAATGATGATAATGTCAGGGCTGTTGTTGATGATCCACGAGGGGTGAAAAGATTATGAGCGACAAAGAAGCGCCCGTCCCCGCCGAGGAAATGGTTGCGCCGGAAGCAGCGGAGCCTGTAGAGATTCTGGCCGAGGAACTTGATCTGGAAGTAAGTATCATTGATGATACTCCTCTCGAAGATCAGAACCGTCCATCAAGGGTAGAGGATGATGGAGGCGAAGACGACGATATTGACGAGAGTAAATTCGGCAAACGTATTCGCAAGAGAATTGATAAGCTAAGGTATGAATGGAATGAAGAAAGGCGCGCCAAGGAGGGTGCGCTTCGAGAAAATCAGGAGGCGGTTAGCTACGCTGAGAATGTCCAGGGTGAGAATCAAACTCTGAGGCAACAGTTGGCTGACCAACGTAAGTTGCTTTATGATCAAGTTTCCGCCAAGACAGACGCAGAGATCGACGGAGCAAAGCGGCTTTACAAGGAGGCGTATGAAACTGGAGACGCCGATGCGATTACGGACGCGCAGAGCGAACTCTCCAGACTTAATGCAGAGAGGGCGCAGTATGCATACGCCCCCGTGCAGCCTGTTCCGCAACAGGCGGCAGTGCAGCAGCAGCCTCAACAACCATCAGTACCGCCACCCGATCCATTGGCAGTGGATTGGCTAAAGAAGAATGCATGGTTCCAATCACCCGGTTATGAAGAAATGACAGGGTATGCGATTGGACTACACGAAAAACTGGTTAAGCAAGGCGTGGACCCAAGAGGGAATACGCAATATTACGAAGGCATTGACATATCCTTGCGAAAACAGTTTGCCGAACACTTCGGGAAGACAGCAGACGCTGGTGATGCACCGGCTTCCCGTCGCACCCCGGTTGTGGCACCCGCTAGAAGGGGCGGCAAAGCACCGCGCAGAGTGGAATTGAACCAGTCCCAAGTTAACCTCGCTCGCAAACTTGGGTTAACGCCAGAACAGTACGCGCAGCAGCTTGTGAAGGAGATGGGCAATGGCTGACGGAAAGGCAACGGAGCGCAAACCAAGAGAAACAGAAACTAGGGCAGCTTCCGAACGTGAGAAGTCTTGGGAGCCGCCACAGGTTTTACCTGATCCAACGCCAGAGGAGGGTTATTCCTTTCGGTGGATTAGGACTGGCATTCTCGGTGCCGCTGATAATGTAAATGTATCCAAGCGGTTTCGTGAAGGTTGGGAACCTGTACTCGCTGAAGACCATCCAGAGTTAATGCTTGTTTCAGATCGGAATAGCACGTTCAAGGGGAATGTAGAGATTGGCGGTTTGCTTCTCTGCAAGACCTCAACAGAGAACGTGGAAGCCAGAAAGAAGTATTACAGCGATATGGCCCAGCAGCAGTTGGATTCTGTGGATCAAAACTATATGCGGGAGTCTGATCCTCGTATGCCGAAGCTCAATGAGTCAAGCACGAGAGTGACTTTCGGAGGTGGCACCAAGCCTAAGTAGGCTGGTGTTTGGTTTAAACTCAAATCCTTTAGGAGGATAACAATATGGCTACAAGTGCAACGCCATATGGGTTTCGTCCGATTGGCCTGCTTGGTAGTGGTACATGGAGTGATTCCATTCGCCATATCAGTATCGCCAGTGCGTACAATACCCAGATCTTCTACGGGGATGCGGTCAAACT